ACTCCTACTTCATCAAGCTTTGTGACTTACACAAACATCAGTCAGTCTGTGAGAGTCAACGCCGACTCAACTCTATACATCGTAAGAGAGACACCCAACGGATACTACGAAGTAACATTTAGTGACGGAAACATATTAGGTAAGAGGCCGTCTGCCGGTAACCTGATTCGAATATCATACTTAAGCACAAAGGGATCTTTGGCTAACGCTGCTTCAACGTTTACTCCTAAGACTCAGGTATCGGTTGGAGGAGTTGCCACAGACATCACCGTGACTACGGTAAGTAACTCTGCCGGTGGTGACGATAAGGAAAGCGTTGAGTCTATTAAGAAGAACGCACCTCGTGCTTTCGCTACTCAGCAGAGGCTAGTTACTGCTGAAGACTATAAAGCGATTATTCTTCAAAGATACTCATCTGTGCTGGAAGACTGCATCGCATGGGGAGGAAACGACAACGTACCTCCTATCTACGGCCGAGTCTATGTATCACTTAAGTTTAAAACCGGTGTTGATGCCGATACCATTCAGGTGACTAAAGACTCGATTCGAAATACGTTATCTGCAAACTTAGGCATCATGTCAATCGATACATACTTCACCGATCCGGTATCAACCTACATCGAGTTGATTACTACTTTCAACTTCGATCCAGATCAGTCTGGTTCAACTTCTCAGACGACAGAGAACTTAGTATTGGATAAGATCTCATCGTACTTCACAGATAACCTAAATGTATTCGGTGCGGTGTTTAGAAGATCAAACCTGATTGCTGAGATCGATGACTTATCTCCAGCCATACTTAACTCAAAGATGGATGTGAAGGTTCAACAAAGGATCACCATTCCTTCAACTCAATTGAATAAATCTTTCAACTATACAACATCCTTCCCAGTCGCTCTTGCAAACGCTGATGATGTTAACTACATAGTTACTACTTCGAAGTTTACCTTCGACGGAAAGACTTGCTTCATAAGAAATAAGCTGAGCGAGACTAAACTACAGATCATCAATGCTGATACGTTTATCGTTGAGGCCGACAACATCGGAACGTATACTCCTACTACCGGAAAGATACAGATAAACGGACTGAATCCTTCTGCTGTACAGGGTGACTACTTAAGAGTGTCGGCTGTACCAGCGAATCAGAGTACCGTTCGTCCGTTAAGAAACTTTATAATTAGTCTTGATCCAAACGTTACTTCATCTAGAGCAGTAATCGATTATCAAATAACAGAAGTTAGTCTATGACGCACTTGATCGAAGATCTGGACAGACGTCACCTTAACCTTTCGAAAGCGAAGGTCAAGGATGTCTTGCCTGAATACTTTACTACCGACTACCCGAGTCTAGTAAGTTTTCTGGAAGCTTACCACCAGTTCTTAGACAGCGACGGTGATCAAGCATTTAAGGTCGAGATCAATAACCTATTTGCTGCAAGAGATATCAATCAAACGAGTCTGGCAAATCTTGATCAATTGATTACCGGTATAGGTAATGGACTGCAGTCCGCTTCATTCTTTGATAATCCTAGACTTATGTCCAAGCTCCTCGCTGAATTTTATCGAGTCAAGGGTTCGGTCGTATCTGCTGAAGGGTTCTTTAGAGGATTCTATAACCAAGAGGTTACGATCGAGTATCCTAAGAACAATATGCTTCACATCAATGATGCTGAGAACAACTTTCTGTCTCATCAAATTGGATTCGACTCGCTGAAGTTTATTCAAGACAACCGAAGGTATCAAATATTCTCGATTCTAATCAAGAGCGGTCTATCGACAAGCGAGTATGAGACTCTATACAAGAAGTTCGTACATCCAGCTGGATGGTACTTCGAAGGTGAAGTCTTCCTGGAAGGAGTCGGTGATGCGTTGGACTCAGCATACTCCGGTGTCGATTCGGATGAGATTAGAGGTTCAATCGCAAGTGGTCCAAGAACAAGTGGAATTGCATCAGTAACTGGTATTGCTCCATTCGTTCAACTTACTGCAATCATCGACTCGTCTGGTCAAGACTTCAGAGTCGGACTGGATCAAACAATCGGTGTCTACCAGGATCTTACTTCCGAAGAGTTGGCTGGAATATACGACGATATCGCACAGATCATTACTCCGAACTCCTTCAAGTTCGATGATAGTGCAGTTAATAATGTCGGTCCTGACATATCGTTGGCTGTTGAAACTATGGATAATACCATGTTTACTCGTTATCTATCCGACTCAGCGATATAAATAAAAATATATTTTTTAAGGGTGTAAAATGGCACGTCAAAACATTGCAATAGGATCGGCCGCGAACGACGGAACTGGAGATACTCTCCGTCAAGCTGCACAGAAGATCAATGAGACACTCGTTGAAGTCTATCAGATGCTGGGTGGCGACAGCGATACGTTGTCACCCTACGTCAATATTACTAGTACTGGTGTAACGATCGATCTAGGCTCGTATCAGTACTTATTGAGTGCGTATCCCGTTCCCACAGCAAATAGAACAGTGCTGTTACCTGATGCGTCCGGTAACATCGTTATCGATACTGCTACTCAGACTCTTACGAATAAGACTCTAACTTCTCCTACTATTAATACAGGAAAGTTTGGAACTTCCATCAATGACACCAATGGAAACGAATTAATTAAGGTAACTGCGACGAGTTCAGCCGTCAATGAGATTACTCTTGTCAATGCTGCGACTGGATCAGGACCTTCGATCAGTGCTACGGGGACTGACACAAACATAAACTTGACTTTAGCTGCTAAGGGAACAGGAGTCGTTGATGTCAACCACATCAGTCTAACATCGGCGATCATTCCTACGTCTGGTACTCTTACACCCTCAAAATCTCACTACTACAGCACGGCAGCTTCAACAGTAAGTATTGCTGACGGGTCAAGAACTGGAGAGATGGTTGTAATTACTCGTGGAACTCATGATATTACCATCAACCCCACTTCTTCAAACATAGGTTCAATTACAAGCATAGCGCTCGGAGCTGATGATACCGTGACTCTTATATGGGACGGATCCGACTGGCGTGTACAAAGTAGCTACGGAGCAACAATCTCTTAATAGGAAATACAAATGACGGCTATCTTAACTGACAACATGAGAAAAAATTTAGCGGATTGCTTTCTCGCTGAAGTAAATGACGGAACCGATTCGAATCAATACTACATTGGAATCGGTAAGTCTGATACTTATCCAAGTGATGATACGCTTGTCAATCCGGTACGTACTCTTCGTGAGCAGCGTGAAGCAAGAAACAACCTTCAGTCCGTTAAGAAGGTTTCTGCAGCTTCATTCGTTATTCCAAGATACAACTGGACATCTGGTACGACGTATTCAGGTTTCACCGATACATCCGTAGGTATTCCTACTAACTCATACTACATCATGACAGAAGACAACGAAGTGTTTATCTGTCTTCAACAGTCAAGAAACGCTAACGGTCAAGCTCAACCTTCAACTGTGAAGCCGGCTTACTCAAACCAAAGGTTAGCTTTTAGAACATCGGACGGATACGTTTGGAAGTTCCTCTACGCTCTGTCTGCTACTAAAGCCGCGAGCTTCCTCTCGGCTGGATACATCCCTATCGAGAAAGCCGGTACCGGTGGTGATACATTCCAGCAGCAACAGAAAGATATACAAGATAACGCAATCGCAGGACAGATCATAGGTGTTAGAATCGTAAGTAGTGGATCAGGATATGTTGGTGATTCCGCTACAGTCACATTCAGTGGAAACGGAAGTGGTGCTTTAGCTAAAGCCAAGATCTCCGGTGGTGCGGTTGCTAGAGTAGAGATGATCAACGAAAGTGCTGGTTACGGAAGCGGTTATGACTACGCCTCAGCTTATATTAGCGGTAATGCTGTTCTTCAGCCAATCATTGGCCCAGTTGGTGGAATCGGCGCTGATCCTCGAAACGAATTGAAAGCTAACGCAGTGATGTTTAACACTAAACCTTCAGGTGAAGAGGGTGGAACATTCGTAGTCGATAATGACTTCAGACAGATTATGTTGATTAAAGACCCGTTGATCTCCGACAGTGCAGCTCAGTTTACAGAGACTTCCGGTAAAGCTCTAAGGTACCTGACCATGACTGGCGCAACAGCATACTCGGTTGATAATAGAATATTCGTTGATGGTACAAGCAAAGCTGCTTATGTCGTTGATGTGGACAGTACAAGAGTATACTACGTACAGAACGAGAACACAGGCTTCACTCCATTCGAGGACGGAGACACAGTGATAGATAGTGATGCGGTCAGTGGAACGATCAATGTTGCTGACAACAAGAGTATAGTTGATGCTCATTCAGGTGAGGTACTATACATTGAGAATAGAGCAAGAATTATTCGATCGACTGCTCAGACCGAAGATATCAAAATAATTGTACAAGTTTAAGGCTAGCAAATCATGGCGACAACTTTAACCACTACGACCTTTGCAACAACATATAAGGATGACTATAAGGATAGTGATCAGTACTATCGCATTCTGTTCAACTCTGGTCGAGCTCTTCAAGCTCGTGAGCTTACTCAGATGCAGACGATCATCCAGAGTGAGATTCAAAGGTTTGGTTCGAATATCTTTAAGGAAGGTGGAGCCGTAAGAGCGGGTAACGTTACTCTAGATAATAAAGTTGAGTTCGTTAAAGTTGCAGAGTCATCCAAAGAGTATGTTCAAGATAATGCTAGTACAATCGTAGGACTCGAGTTAACTCAATCGTCTCCCGCAGTAAAGATCAGAGTGCTTGAAGTGCTAAATTCAAGTGGAACCTTTGGCTCAGCTGGATACTTACCATGTACGCTTATCGTTAGATACACCTCCACTTCAGCGGCCACAGCAGGATCCGCTCCGATTCGAATCCAACCTGATGCTACTCTTACGAATATAGGTATCGATGACATTAAGGTTGAAGCAACAGCTGATCCAGTTTCCGGTGTTGGATCTAGACTTTCTGTCGACAACGGTGACTACTTCATTCGAGGTCACTTCGTATTCGTTGAAAAGCAGACCATAACGCTGGATCGTTACTCGAATACAGTTTCAGAAATAGTTGGATTCAAGATCATTGAAGACGTCATTACAGCAGATGACAATGATGCGCTGTATGATAACCAGGGTGCTGTACCAAACATTGCTGCTCCTGGCGCTGATCGATATCGTATAAGATTGGTTCTTACTAAGAAGTCCAATACAGTTTCAACGGATAACTTCGTCTACTTAACCAAGATTCAAAGCGGTAAGATTGTAGATGTTTCAGGAACTGAAGATGCATACAAGACCATCGCCGACTTCATGGCTCTTCGAACTAAAGAGGAGTCTGGTGACTACGTAGTCAAACCTTTTAAGATCCAGATCGAAGATTTAAATGATTCAAACTTACAAATAAACGCTTCTGCCGGTATAGCATACGTCGACGGTTATAGATTGGATATTCCTCAGAGTGAGATTACTCTGCCTAAAGCTCAAGAGACTTTAGATGATTCATCTTCCCTCCTCCTTGCTAAGTTTGGTAACTACATTATCGCAGACGGATCCGACAACAAGGGTCTTCCTAACTACGGTATCACAACTGGTGCCACAGACTCTTCAACTTACGAGTTAGTAGACCTGAATGACGATTCTCAATACGGTGGAACAAACATTGGTACAGCCAGGATCCGTTCGATCGAAGAACACTCTGGTTTCAACTATAAGTACTACCTCTTCGATGTTAAGATGGACACCGGTCAAAGGTTCTCCGATGTTAGGTCAATAGGAAAGGCTACCAATAACTTTGCTAACCTCGTTCTTGAAGACGGAATCGCTGTACTGAAGAATACTACAGACAACTCACTGCTGTTCCCACTTCTTCAACCAAACCCGACTTTTGCGAGTGTGGACGTTAACTCTTTAACAGTACAGAGAAGGTATAGGTTCAGTACTGGTGCTGCAGACACGACAGCGCAGATCAGTGTGACTGACGATGGACGAGTAGCAGGTACTTTTACCGATAAGGGTGACTGGTTACTTGCTACGGATTCTGGTGCATTTGTTGCTGCTCCAGGAGATCAAATCACATTGAGTGGTGCTGATGCAGACTTCACTGGATTGACCGCTAACACGGCGTATGATGTTTATGCATACGTTGCTTTAACGAATCCTCGTGAAACGGATCTTAAATTGAGGACTGGATCCTACGTCACTAAGAGGTGGCCTGACTCTGCTGACTCAGACGGAAACGGTCTGCGATACATCAGTTTAGAGAGATCACACGTTCAAAAGGTTACATCAATCAAGACGGTTGATTCAACTGGTGATGACTTATCTCTCAATTTCACTTTCGATAACGGACAGCGTGATAACTTCTACGACTGGGGAAGAATTATTCCTAAGTCTGGTACAGCAATTCCAAACGGAGACATATACGTCCAGTTCAACTGGTTCGATAGAGACGTATTAAGAGACTTCGTATCGATTAAGTCTTATCAAAACGAAGTCAGTTACGAAAACGTACCGAGCCATCGTAAGAACAACGGTGAGAACGTCTCTTTGAGAGATGTACTTGACTTCAGATCATTTAAGGACTCATACGGAGAGTATGATAACCTAAAGAGCGTACACGCTCTACCTAAGGTCACCGATACAATCAGCTACAGCGCTACACACTACCAACCACGGAAGGATAGACTTGTAGCCAGCGTCGTGAACTCGAAAGATGGAAGGATCGCTAAGGGTTCCATTCAACTTGTACAGGGTGTATCATCCTTTGATCCTCAGTTCCCAGATATTCCTACGAACTCAATTCCTCTGTATGATATATCCTTGAACGCTTACACGCTAGGTGACTCAGACTTAACCACCTCTTTCTATGACAACCGTAGATTCACGATGAAAGACATCGCTAGGTTGGAGAAGAGAATAGATGACTTGAAAGAGTTAACCACATTGAGTCTGCTTGAAACAAATACTTCGACTTTCGCTGTGTATGACTCAGCCGGTAACGCAAGGACTAAGGCTGGATTCATTGCGGATGGATTCTCTAACTACGCTTTCTCAGACATTGATCGAGATGAGTACAGAGCATCAATCGATCCTACTGATAGAGTATTGACTCCTACGATCTATGCCAACAACATTCGTTTAAGGTATGATTCAGCTCAGACTACAGCGAACATGAGACATGGAGACTTGGCACTTCTTCCGATTGATTCTCATGTCTCGGTGATGAATCAAAACCTCGCCACCGAAGCGTTGAACGTTAACCCATTCGCCGTGATCACTCAGCAGGGTCACCTGGATTTATCTCCAGCTTCAGACACATGGGTGGAGACTCAATGGGCACCGGATAACATCATCAGCGGTGGTACAGTAACTCGCCGTGTGGGTACGCGAACTACTACAAGATCACTAAATGCTTGGAGAAGCTCTTGGTTCGGTCGACCATCTGGAGACACGGTCAACGTAATCACTGGTAGTAGAGTAATTAGAGAACTGGTAGGCGAAAGAGTACTTGATATTCAGATCATTCCTTTCATGAGATCGATTAAAGTATTCTTCAGAGCACAAGGATTGAGACCAAACTCTCAGTTCTTCCCGTTCTTTGGTGGAACAAACATCAGTAACTACACTAGACAGGAAGATTCATTCTATCGGTTCAGTATAACTGACGGAGACGTTGGTAACACTTACACGAATACTACATCTCATCCTTCAGGATCAACCAACCTCATATCCGACGATAACGGTACCATCAACGGATCATTCATCGTACCTAGTAATGATTCATTGAAGTTTAGAACTGGAACTCAACCAGTTAAGCTTCTTGATATATCCGTGGATAAC